TGGCTGGGCAAGAAATTTAGCATCAAATGTAGACATTGATTATGACTATTTTATACAGTTTGATTCACACACATATGCTTCTCCAAATTGGGACAGTTTGGCAATAAAAAGATATGAAAAAATAAAAGAAAATAATAATAAATTTATAATTGCATATGCACCAGCAGACTATGAAATATTAAATGACGGAAGTATTAATACTGAAACTGGAAATACCACATCTATTTTTGCAAGCAACTATTCTTCTTTGATCCCAGGATTTACATTTCCAACTTATCAAAGATTAGAAATAGATAAAGAAGTTAGATCTTTTTGGGCTACATGTTGCTACCTTTTAGCACCAAAAGCCTGGGTTAATGAAGTTGGTATATCAAAACACGAATCATTTAATACTGAAGAGTTTTGTTTATCTTTAAGAACTTTTTCAGCAGGATGGAATATATTTTCAATAGGAACAAGAGATGTCTTTCACCATCAGTCTCATAGACAACCTAATGGAACGATAACTAGACAAACACTAAGGCCTTGGGCAGACGAAAGAAAAGAGTTTTACTGGGAACATGTTCAAAAATCTACAGACAGGTTATCCATGCTTATGTCTGGACAACTAGATGTACCAATAGAAAAAGCCCAGCAGTTTGTTAAACATACTGGGCTTTCTTCTAAGTATTTAATTTTTATACCAAACTATTCTTCTCATGTGGTTATTGAAAACCGTGGTTTTGGTATGCCACCAAGAAGAAACTAGTTAGGAAATTTAGCCATCCAAGTTTTAGTCCTTGGAGTAATGCCCTTCCATGAAGACCAATCGTCTCCCCCATTTGTCATATAGTATGCAATCTCTGCATTCTTGACGGGATTGAAAAGGTCAGCGTTAGAGTCAAGATCAAACTTTGTTCTACGATCAGGACCAAGGGAATCAATCATATTAATTTGGAACATTCCATAAGACGAGTCACCAGTCTTGTGATTGCCATTAAAAGCCAGTGGTCGCCCATTAGACTCCTTTTTAGCAACTGCCCAAGCGACTACAAGGTCTTTACCCTTGAAGCCTACTAAGGACAGAAGTTCCTTTAGTTCTAAATCAGTCAGAGAAACCTTATTTTCAAAACTCTCCAACTTTTTAGCCTTAGAAACCAAAAAAACCTCTTTCGAGGCGGTATCTACTGTTTGAGCCTGTTTCAGGCTAAGGTTATTCTTCGTATTTAAATCTGGAGTAGCATTAGCAGCATTAGAAAATACACTGATAAGTGCTACGATACTGAGTGTGCTAATGATCTCTTTGTTTCTTTCGATAAATTTAATCATAGTTTCCTCCTTAGAAAACAATAACACCTTGATAGGTGTCTACTGACAAGTATAACATGATTTTCGGCTGAAAGTCAAATTTGGGTGTATAATTATTTTATTATGACTACATATGACTTTTCTGCAACGGGAGTTAAATATCCCCTGGAAAATTCACCAGTAAACGTACACGGAGACTTTAAAAAATTAGCAGAATCTCTTGATGCTATACTTCCAGCCTACGGAGTATCATATTTTCAGATTAATGTAAAAAATAATAGCGGGGCAACAATAGGTGCTGGAGTACCAGTATATGCAACAGGGTATGCAGCAAAAACAACAATTGCAAAAGCACTTCCCTCTACATCATCTCCAATATTAGGGCTACTAAAAAACAGCACTCCAAACGGAGATGATGGGGTAGTTGTTGTTGCTGGAGTTATGGAAGGTTTAAATACTTCAAGTTTTGTTGCAGGCGAGGTTTTATATGTTGGAGAAACTGGAGGCCTAACAAATGTTAGACCATCAACAGGATCTGCAGCAGTTGGCATATGTGCATATGCAAATAACTTAAATGGCATAGTAATAGTAGAGGCAAAAGGAAACGGTACCTGGGGAGCACTCAGAGACGGTTTGTCATGATATAATAAAGAAATGGCAACTTTAAGAGGATCTCAGACATCTTACGATATAGGAAATAAACCACCAACAGTTATTTGGACTGTAGTTCGTGGAGATACTTCTGGATTTAAGGTTTATGTAACTGATGATGCAAAGGTGCCTTTGATTCTAAAAGGTGCGGGATCTGAATGGGATATTGCTATGAAGATTAAAAGACCTCTTTCAACTCCTGGAGTTATTACAGATAACGCTGTAACCATTATGGCTTTACACCCAGAAGCAGATGAAGATGACCTGGTTGGAGAATTTACAGTTTGGCTTACAGCAGAAGAATCTAATGTTTTGCAGACAGGAGACATCTTTGATATTCAAGTTAGCGATCCTACAAGAGTCTGGACAGTTGCTCAGGGTAGCATGAAGATCCTTGAAGATGTAACAGATTAATGGCAACAGCAGTAATCCTTGACAATCTAAAAAACAAAACAGAGAGAATCTTTCCAATAGATTATCCAGAAGTTCAAATAGAAGACTTTGCCAGAAAAACAGTTATAACAGAGGTTTTGCCGTTTAGAGTTAAGTTTAGCGCAATACAAATACAGGCTATTGGTTTAGGAAATACCCCAGCAATTCCACTTCAAGTAATTGGCTATAGCAACTATATTCTCTAATAAGATTATTAAAAGGGGTGTTATAATTACAGCATGGCTAAGATATCAATTGCAAATGTAAAAAATCTGTTCCAAACAGGTGATAGACCTACTCAAGCAGACTATGTTGATTTAATTGATACTGCAACTGCTCAAGCAACAGAACTTGGTTCAGCAGGTAACAATGAAACTACAATATCAGGTCTTGAGACTGCAACTGTTATTGATGACTTTGATGCAACAGTTTGGCGTATGGTGAAGTATATTATTTCAATAGCAAAAACTTCAGCAGGGGACAACAAGTTCTACGCAACTGAATTAACAATTCTCGTTGACGGTACAAATGTATCTGTTAGCGAATATGGAACAATCGACACGAATGGGAATATTGGCACCATTAATGTCTCTCGCACTGGAAATACCGTGGCTATTACAGTCACTCCAGATCCTGCGATTCGGCCAGTCACAGTTCGTTACGCACGAATTGGACTTAAGGCATAACTAAGGAGATATAAAAATGGCAACAGTAAATAAAGATTTTAAGATTAAGCAAGGACTGATTGTTGAAGGATCAACAGCAACAGTAGCAGGCAATGACATTCTTACGAAGAATGAAGCATCAGATAACTACATCATTGATCTTATTGGTGGAGAAACACTAATCACATCTGTTGAAGCAACACAGATGGAAGTTGTTGCTGGCGAATTAAATATTAAGTCAGGTGTGTTTGATGCATCAGGTGCAGCAGCATCAGCCCAGTCCGCAGCAGAATCAACTGCTTCAGGATATGTAACAACACACGCAAACCTTACAGAAGCCCATGGCGCAACAGGTGCGGTAGTTGGAACAACCAACACACAAACTCTTACAAACAAAACATTAACATCACCAAAGATTAACGAGAATGTTGCACTTTTAGCAAGTTCTACAGAACTTAACATCCTTGATGGAGCAACAGTATCTACATCAGAACTCAATATTCTTGATGGAGCAACACTTTCTACAGTAGAACTTAACTATGTTGATGGTGTTACCTCAGCAATTCAAACACAGATTGATACTAAAGCACCAACTGCTTCACCAACCTTCACAGGTACAGTTTCTGGTGTTACAGCAACACATGTAGGTCTTGGAAACGTAGATAATACTTCCGATGCTAATAAGCCAGTATCTACTGCAACCCAAACAGCATTAGATCTCAAGGCCAACCTTGCTTCTCCAACATTAACTGGTACCCCAACTGCTCCAACAGCATTAGCAGGAACCAATAATACACAAATTGCTACAACAGCATACGCAGACGCAGCAGTAGCAGCACTTGTAGACGGTGCTCCAGCACTTCTTAATACTCTTAACGAATTAGCAGAAGCAATTAATGATGATGCTAGTTTTACTACAACAATTACAAACTCAATTGGCCTAAAGGCTCCTATTGATTCTCCAACATTTACAGGTATAGTAACACTACCTCCAGCAACCGTTACTTCTGGAATGATTTTAGATGGAACAATTGCAACAGCAGACATTGCTGAATCAGCAATTACATCTGCTAAAATTGCAGACGGCGCAGTAACTTCACTAAAGATTGCTAATGACACAATTGTAGATGCAGATATTAACTCTGCTGCTGAGATTGCTCAGTCTAAGATTTCAGGTCTTACAACAGATCTTGGTCTTAAGGCTCCACTTGCAAGCCCAACATTTACTGGAACACCAACACTTCCAACTGGAACTATTGCCACAACTCAATCTCCTGGAAATAATACAACAGCAGTAGCAACTACAGCATTTGCCAAGGCAGAAGCCGATGCAGCACAAGCAGCAGCAATTGCACACGCAGATGCACTTGACACAGACGATATAGCAGAAGGAACAGCACAATACTTTACAGATGTTCGTGCTAAGGCTTCAGCAGCAAGCCTTTTGACTGGTGCAACACTTTCAAATATTACAATTACAGGAACAGGATCAGGACTTACTATCACTGCAGAAAACGGTGTAGCAGGTTCTACAACATCTGATCTTTCAGAAGGTACAAACCTTTACTTCACAGACGAAAGAGCACAAGATGCTATTGGTGATAACCTTGGAACAGGTCTTTCTTACAATGACACAACAGGTGCAATATCTGTAACAACAAATACTTATGACGCATATGGTTCAGCATCAACTGTAGCAGGAAATCTTTCAACTCATACAAGCGCAACAGAAGCACACGGTGCAACTGGAGCGGTAGTAGGAACAACAAATACTCAAACACTTACAAATAAGACGTTGACAAGCCCAACTCTTACAACTCCAGCACTTGGTGTTGCAACTGCTGATTCTATCAATGGTACAAGCATTCCAAGCACAAAGACTCTTGTTGTAACAACAGATAAGTTAAATGTACTTGCATCAACATCTTCATCAGAACTTCAATCAATAATCTCTGATCACAATGGTAGTGGAACACTTGTTTTTGCTGATACCCCAACACTTATAACACCAGATATTGGTGCTGCAACTGGTACATCCCTTGAACTTTCATCAAACGATCTTGATGTTGGTTCTCAGTCTGCTGGATTAAGAATATCAGACGGATACGTAAACCCAATGGCCGTATTCTCTATGGATGCAGATGATGATTACGCACAAGTAGTAATTAAGAACACTGGCAATGGCGTAAATTCTTCTTCTGATATCCAAGCATACTCAGATAACGGTAATGATACAACGGGTGGTTGGATTGATATGGGTATTACATCATCTAACTTTAGTGATCCAGATTTTACTATTACTGGCAAAAATGATGGTTATCTTTTCATGGAAGCACCTGAAGGAATTACCGCTACCATTACAAACAAAGCACTTACAGGAAACGTTGCAACAATTACAACATCTGCAGCACATGGATTTACAACAGGCAAGCAAGTAACTATTTCTGGTGTAGATGCTACACTAAATGGTTTATATACAATTGCTAGTACAACAAGTACAACATTCACATATGCAAAAACTGCAGGCAATATTTCATCAGCAGCAGTTTCTCCAACTGGTACAGCAATTCAACACACTGGTAATGGAGATCTTGTTCTTGCTACTGGTGCCAACGGTGCACAAAACAGAATTGTTTTTGCTGCTGGAGGACTTTCTTCAGATAATACACAAATGACAATTACACCAGATGAGTCTGTAAGAATTGTTATTCCTACCGCTTCAACATCACCAACTACTGGTGCTCTTGTTGTTGATGGTGGTGTTGGTATTCAAGGTGACGTTAATATTCAAGGTAACATCAACTTTGGTGGCGCAGGAACAAGCCTTACAACGGAAAACCTATCGGTTACAGATCCATTTATCTTTGTTGGTGATGGAAATGCAACAGATGCTGTTGATATGGGTCTTATTACAGAATATACTGATGGTACTACAAAGTACGCAGGTATCGTTCGTGATGCTACCGATGGAGTATTTAAACTTTTTGAAGATGCAGCAACAAAGCCTTCTTCAACTGTAAACTTTGCTGAGGCTGGTCTAGGATACGGAGATCTACGGGTAGATGAAATCACCGCAGCATCTGCAGTTATAACTAATATAACAATTGGAACAGTTGATCAAACTGAGATTGCTCACCTAAATGGCGTAACTTCAGCAATTCAAACTCAGTTAGATGACAAGTCAACAGCATCAAAAACAGAAACTCTTACAAATAAGACTCTGACATCACCAGTACTTACTACACCAGATCTTGGAACACCTTCAGCAGCAACACTTACAAATGCAACTGGTCTTCCAGTATCAACTGGTATTTCAGGTCTTGGAACAGGAATTGCAACATTCCTTGCAACACCAAACTCTGCAAACCTTTTAGCAGCAGTAACTGATGAAGTTGGAAATTCGAGTGGTGCAAAGTTAGTATTCAATAACAATGCAAACTTCCAAACCGCAGTTAGTACTCCACAACTTGTTTTAACCGACGTAAGCACTGCAGCGCTTGGTACAATTGAAAGTAGTCATGTAGGAACAATATCAGGTACTACTTTAACAACACTTACAACTATGGATGAAGCAGTTTCAGGATTTGAAACTTCTAAATTAATACTTTCAATGAGAAAAGGTAACGATATTCATATGTTTGAAGTTCTTATGGGACTTGATGGAAATGGCAACGTTTATCAAACAACTTATGCTGAAATTATTAGCAATGAGTCTCTTGGTGATCTATCATTTACAGTAACAGCAGGTGTTGTTAGTGTTAAACTAACTCCAACCACTGTAGGAACTCTTGCATATACATTAAATAAAAAAATGTTTAAGTAGTTTAAAATAAAAAAAATAGGGGGAAATAAATGGCAACAATAGACAAAGACTTTAGAGTCAAGAATGGATTAGTCGTAGCAAGTGGCGGTACATTTGGCGGGACAGTGGTAGTAGGAACTCCTACAGAAAACTCTCACGCAGCAACTAAAGCATATGTAGATTCAGCAGGAATGACTGTTGGCGCTACTGCCCCTGCTTCACCAAATAATGGACAGCAATGGTTAGATACTTCAACAAATAGAGTAAACTTTTATTATGATGGTTCTTGGTATACCCAAGCAACTATTGATGATACAAGCAATCTTCCACAGCATATTCACGATACAGCAATTGATGGAACTGGTTTCATAGTATCTCAGTTCTATGATGGCTCAACATTCAATAGCCCACAGGGTGCAGGTTTAGATGCTGGAGGTCCAAGTACATCAACTTGGACAGTAGTATTTGATGGCGGAAGTGCAGTAGATAACTTCAATTAAAAAGGGGTTATAATAAGATAGTAAATGGGCAGCACCCATAAGGAGAAATAAAATATGGCAACAAGAATGCAACAGCGTAGAGGTACTGCAGCACAATGGACTGCAGCAAACCCAACTTTAGCAGCAGGCGAAATCGGGTTTGAGACAGATACAAACAAGTTTAAAATGGGTAACGGTTCTTCAAACTGGGTTGCACTAACATATTTTGCTAACAATTCAGCACTAACAGACCTCCTTACAGGATCCCCAGAGGCACTAAATACCTTGGATGAAATTGCAGCAGCAATTAATGATGATCCAGCATTTTTCACAACAATAGCAACAAACTTATCAACTCATGCATCTGATACAACATCTATTCATGGAATTGCAAATACAGCGCTACTTGCAACACAGTCATATGTTGCAGATCAAATTGCTTCAGTAACAGGAGATTATTCAACACTTGCAGGTGTAGGAATTGACTGGAATGCTGATACAGATGCGTTTGATATTGCTAATACTGTAGCCACTGTAGCCAACATAACTACTCACAATGACGATACAACAGGAGTTCACGGCATTGCAGACACTTCAGTTCTTGCAACCACAACAAATGTATCAACTGCTCAAACTGCAGCAGAGACTACAGCATCTGGATATGTGACAACACATAATTCAGCAACAACAAATGTTCACGGAATTGCAGATACTGCAGTATTAGTTACAACAACTGGAACACAAACTTTAACAAACAAAACAATTACATCTCCTGTAGGACTTGTAAAAGCAGATGTAGGGCTTGGAAATGTTGATAATACAGCAGATTCAGCAAAGCCAGTTTCAACTGCAACTCAGACAGCCCTTGATCTTAAACTTGCTTCTACAACAGCAGCATCAACTTATGCTCCATTGGCCTCAGCAGCACTTACTGGTACTCCAACAGCCCCTACTGCAGCAGCAGAAACTAACACAACACAAATTGCTACTACAGCATTTGTTCGTGCAGAAGTTGCAGCACTGGTAAATAGTGCAGCAGGAACTCTTGACACTCTTGGAGAAATTGCAACCGCACTTGGAAATGATGCAAACCTATCTTCAACACTTACAACAAGCATTGGGCTTAAGGCGCCTCTTGCTTCACCAACATTTACAGGAACTGTAACACTGCCAGCAGAAGGAATTGTATTCTCTGATGGTACACAGGCTCTTGAAGGTGTTCCATCACGTACACCGATTATTCAAAAGACAGCATCTTATACACTTTCAGCACTTACTGAAAGAGATGATTTAATTGAAATGTTCTCAGCATCAGCAGGAATAACTCTTTCAATCCCAACAGATGCTACGCTAAACTTTCCAATAGGAACGTCTATTGATATTCTTCAAACTGGAGCAGGACAGGTAACAATAGCAGCAGTAACACCTGGAACTACAACAGTAAATGCAACACCTGGTTCAAAACTTCGTACACAATGGTCATCTGCAACTCTCTTTAAGAGAGCAGCAAATACATGGGTTATCTACGGCGATTTGACAGCGTAATAAAAATTCAATAGGAAATTAGGAGAATAACATGGCAGCAGGAAAAAAAGCAGGTAGAAAGTCACAAGCATCAAATGACTTTTTGGAGCCACTAGCACCAACAGGTGTTACAGCAACAAACGTAGGAACAGCAAGAGCCTTTAATAATGGTTCAGCAACCGTTTCTTTCTCTCTACCAGCACTTTCTCCAGCAGCCACATCTTTTACTGTTACATCATCTCCTGGATCTTTTACAGGTACTGGCGCTAGTTCACCAGTCACAGTGACTGGTCTTCAGTCTAACACTGCCTATACATTTACAGTAACAGCAACAAACGCTGCAGGAACATCTGCTGCTTCAGCAGCATCTGCTTCAATTACTGCAACAACAGTACCAGCAACACCTTCAGCACCAACTGTAACTACACAGGTTAATCAAGATAACGTTTCTTGGTCTGCCCCAGCAACTGGTGGTTCTGCAATTACTGGATATACCTGGGCATCTTCTGATGGCAAGGGTGCAACAGTAGGATCAGCAGTAATAACTGCTGCAGTTACACAAGAAGGCGGAACTGCTCAGACATATACTGTTTATGCAACAAACGCCAATGGAAATTCTGAAGTATCTCCAGCATCTAACTCTGTTACCACTACCCCGCCTTTCTTTCCACCATTCTTCCCACCGTTCTTCCCATTCTTCCCACCATTTTTCCCACCATTCTTTCCGTTCTTCCCATTCTTCCCACCTTTCTTCCCACCATTCTTTCCACCTTTCTTTCCACCATTCTTTCCGTTCTTCCCATTCTTTCCACCTTTCTTCCCACCATACTTCCCATTCTTTCCTAACTTTTATGGAAACATTGGTTGTATTGAAGCAGAGACTGAGTTACTTACTCCAACTGGTTTAGTTAAGGCTAAAGATCTTCAAATTGGAGATACAGTCTACTCAATAGACCTAAATGAAATGGGTCCAGACGAAGAAGACACATACATGCTATGGAGTTCAAACTCCTTAACAGCAAAAACTGCAGGATACGTAGAGGCTACAATTACAAACATTAGTCTTTCTGTTAAAGACAAGGTAGTATTCTTTAATAATAATAGATCAGCCTCGTACTCTCTTACACAGCCAATCTTTATTAAAGACGCAGAAGGTACGTTTGGAATGAAAATTTCTTACGACATATGTGTTGGAGATACGCTAATCAAAATACTTGCTGATGGATCAATAACAGAAGAGTTGGTAATCCGTATAGGATACACAGAACTTCCAGAAATATCAACTTACGCTATCTCTGTTGAACCGTATGACTGGTTTATCGCTGGTGGATTCTTAGTTCACAATAAGTAATAAAAGATAATACCCCCTTAAAGAAAAATCTAAAAGGGGGTATTTCTTTTTCATAAAATATGGTATCATTAGTTATAGAGAAAAAAGGGACAACATGAATTATCATACTTTGCCAGAAGCAAATATTAACGATGAAAACTCTAACCACTGGTTTACAAAAGATAGATCAGAAACAGCATCAAACAGAATTCCTAATAGACAACTAGATGAAAATATTGTTGTTGAAAATCTTGGACTAGGTTTGCATGTCTACCATAATACATTTTCTTTAGATGATGCCAACAGATATATAGAGACTCTTGAGTCAAATTTAGGAAAAAATGGAAAATATAGTTGGTCAGAAGCACAGGTAACAAACTCTTCAACACCAATTAAAAAGGCAAGAGACTGTGTAGACTTTAAATATAAACAAGAAAATTTAGGGCCTAAAAATAATACTAATTCAGAACTAATAGATTTGCACGAAGAGATATATCAAAAACTTAAGTATTGCATTGATGATTATGCAAAGTACTGGGGTATTAATGTAGTATATTATGAGGCTTTTAACTTTGTTAAGTATGAAGGAGAAGGCACACACTTTAATATTCATGCAGACCATGGACCAGCCTATAACTGTACAGTATCTGCTGTAATATATATCAATGATGATTATAAAGGCGGGGATCTAAAGTTCCCACGATTAGACAATCTTATTATTAAACCAAGAGTAGGAGATATAGCGGTATTTCCATCAAACTATATTTATGAACATGCCTCACTACCAATGGAGTCAGGAACGAAATATTGTGTTGTTGTTATGACTGATATTAATGAGATAGGTCATAAGAAATGAGCATAAAATCTAATCTTGTTATTTTTAAATCATACAGACCATGGCTAAATAAAAAAAGTTTATCTATTCCAGAACCAACACAAAATGTAATTCCTGAGTGGTATAAAGATGCAGATAGATTTGCAAAAATGCCAAATGGAGAATATTGGAAAGCAACAAAAGAAGTTTGTCCATTTCCAAAAGAAGGAACAACAGATGATTTTGGTAAAATTCCTACATGGAAAGCATGTCCAGCAATCCTGGATGCATTTACAACAGGATATATATTTAAAACCCCATGCGATTTAATATTTTTTAAAAACAGTCAGGGAGTTATTAATGTTAAAATTGAAGATGAAAAATATAAAGATTTTTGTACTCAAAGGCCTCCAATGCCACAGTTTGAACATCCCAAAGGATATTATCAAAACCATTTTGCCTGGAATTCAATTTGGGGTTTAGAGTTACCAGAAGGCTATAGCACATTGCTTATGACCCCAATGAATAGGTTTGATCTTCCTTTTTTAAATACTACTGGTGTCGTTGATTCTGATAAAGTCCATCTACTTGGAAGTTTTCCATTTTTTATTGTAGATGGGTGGGAAGGAACTATTCCAGCAGGAACACCATATATGCAAGCACTTCCATTTAAAAGAGAAAACTGGGAACATCAAATAGACATCCTGGATCAGTCTAAAATTTATGATAAAGTTAATAATAACGTAAAGTTTTACCGTCAGCCTGACGGCGGGGTATATAAAAATAAAATTTGGTCAAGAAGAGAATATAGATAGGGATAAACTATGCAAACATGGACAGAAAAACAAGACCTTGGCAATGGAATCTTTTGCTACAAGGGAGTAATTAAAAAAGAGATTGATGTTATAGGTAGGATCGAATCCAACCTTAAACCAGTAGGAGATACATCTGGATATGCATGGCAACCAGCGTATGTTGGTTATCAGCAATTAATGCCAGAATACCGTGACTGCAATGATTTTAAGTTTAAAAAAACAGATATAGAAAATGATAAAAGCAAGATTAGTCTAAACCTTCAGTCTTTGTGGCAGGACTTATATGATGTTAAACTGCCTGCGGTTGAAGACTACTCAAGAATGTATAATATTAATAATTTAAAGTACTGGGAGGCGTTTAACTTTATTAAGTACGGCCCAGGACAACACTTTATGGAACATCATGATCACGGATTTTCATATAACTGTACTCTTTCTTTGGTTGCATATCCGAATGATGACTACGAAGGAGGAGAACTTTTCTTTAGATTACAAAATCTAAAAGTTAAAGCAGATGCTGGAGATCTTTTTATTTTTCCATCAAACTTTATGTATCCTCATCAAGCAATGCCAGTGACTTCTGGAACCAAGTACTCTATTGTTACTATGTTAGATTATAGTAAAAAGTTCCACACTCAAGAAATGTATAATGCAGAGGCCGACTAATGTTTAAAATTTCAGTTGAAAAAACACAAGGATGTTCTTTTGTTGTTCAACCAATGTCAATAAAAAGAGATTGGATGGAAGAAACATCAGAAGGACATGCATATAGATGTTTTCCAGTAACACAATCAAACGTTATTGGTTGGAGCCTTTCTTGTATTAATGATATCGAGTTTATCTGGGACGGGATTAATGATCAAAGCCCAGACCACATTGATATAATAAAAGCACCTGAAGGATCTTACGAAGGAAGAGGTCAATCATCTATTAGTTTTCATACTGGTTTAATTTTTAGAACTGAAGAAGAAGTTAGTCTTTTTACCATAAACCCTGTAAACTATTTTAGTGATGATTTTGAAACAATGTCTAACCTAATCAGCACATCATTCTACGACAATCCACTTCCACTAGCAATTAAGGCAAGAAAAGCAAATGAAAAAATAACAATAAAGGCTGGAACACCAATAGCAACAATAATTCCAATATCTTTGACTAACTTAAATAATAGTACAATAGAAATTGTTGATTATAAAGATCCAGATAGATCAAGAATTGAGTCAAATATTGCTTATGGAGAAGCAGCCCAAGTTGTCAATTCTTCTGGTCAGTGGACAGATTGGTATAGAGATGCAGTAAATGAAAAACAAGAGTCTTTGGGTAGCCATGAAGTAAAAGTTTTAAAACTTAAAGTAGAAGATAA